TTGTAAAATGCCAAGCTTTGTACGTAGGGTCGTCATCCAGTTCCGCATATTTGTAAAGTTCATAAAAGTGGTTCCTTCCCATAGGTGTACCAATAAACATGGCACATCCTTTTTGGTCTGCTAGTGCTGGTCTAAGAATTTGTTCAAAGACCTCTGGTTTCATGTCAGCGTACTCGTCCATTACTAGGAACTTGAGGCTGACACCTCGCATTGTTTCAGGTCTGTCTGCACCTTTGAGGCTGATCGTGGCTCCGTTAACAAGCTTAATTTGAAGATTATTAATGTGGCTACCAGCAATAACGGGATGTCCCAGTTCCAAGAGGGTTTGCCACATGATGTCTCTGGCTTGTCCCTGAGTAGGTGCGACGTAAAATACATGGCCTTTGTCCGCCTGAAGTGCGTTTACTATTAACATCCATGCTGCTAACCTAGACTTACCTGTACGTCGCCCAGCAGCTACTATTTTAAATCTGGTGTCGTCTGCCCAGACTTGTTGTTGCCAAGGCAGTAGTTCTATATTAAGGTCTGTCAAAAGTTAAGCCTTGGTGTTGCTGGTACTAACTCAAAGGAAATAATACTAACAAACGTAGATCCTGCTTCTGGTGTTAAGCTTAAGGTGTCACCTTCTTTTGCTACAAGGAACTCACCGTACTGTCCACCAAACTCTAGGAAATCTCCACTGCCTACGTTCTTACCTGCTAAGAAGTCAATGTCCACACCGCTGTGTACCCACTTAGCACTAAGGTTTTTACTACTGCCCGTTGTATTAGAGATAAACAAGTAAGTAACAATAGCGTCGTAGCCGTTAGGTACTTCTAAAATAGTGTTACTAGAACCTGCTGTTAGTGCGTCACCGTGAGAAAACTTCATAATCTTAGTACGTCCACATTACTGGTGTTGTGCCACGGGTGTCAACGTGGACAAAGTCAGAAGCAACACCTATGCCTGTAAAGCCTAGCTCAAGAGCAGCGTAGACAACTTTAAGGCGATCAGCAGCGTTTGTTATTTTTATGTCCGCTGCGATCCCTTGGGCATGTGTGCCGGGTACTTCTTTTTTTCTTTCTATGGGGTGCATCGTTGGATGCCGATACCCGCTTGTTATTACAAAAGGAAAACCACAGCAGTGCCTTAACTTGTCTAACTTTTCTAGAAAGTCTTGTTCCATGTTGTTGGTACCGGAGGCTTGGCAGTCAAATTCTTCTCTAGTAAAGTACTTAAGAGTCACCTACTACTTCTCCTTCAATAATGTCTTCAGGTGTTGAAACTTCAGCAGTACCTACGCCACTAATGTTGATCTGAATAGCGTTTCTACCAGCGTCTTTTACTACGTCTTTTTCAAAAGCACCCACTGGTAGTATACGGTCCATCACAAGTTTCCAAGCAGCAGCCTGATTCTTATGGTCATCGTCCAAAGCAGCATCAAAAATAGTCTCTAGGACCTTACGAGACTTAGGACTAGCCAACATCCTAGCCTTGTACTCGTTAATTATCGCTGCGTCACCCTTTGGTCGGCCTACTTGACCCTTGTTACCGGGTTTTACAGCAGCTACTTCGGACTTCCGGGGTCTACCACGACCTCTTTTTTTAACTTCTTGAGTCATGATTAAAATTATCCCTGTTTATGACTATAGTATACCACAAGTCTACACAAAAGTCAAGTTATTTTAGAGGGAAAAGCAGTAGTAGTATAAACATGAGTAAAAACAACGGGTTACATGAGTTAAATAAAAGGGTAATTTTCCTAATTTTGACCTATTTTGTGTCTGAGGTGCTACTACAAAAGTAAAACAAATGTCAACCCCTCCCCCGCCCTAAGTTTTTCCACGGGTTGACACGGGTTGCAACCTATGTTAGCTCCAAGAGTTGGCATGGTTCTTGCAGGGGGTTAACAAGGGTTGACACACGGGGCCAACTGTAGTAGCAACCAGAGTTGGCACGATGTTTGCATGAGTAAAATTGGCATGGGGTTTGCATGGGTTGACAAGTGTGAGGACTTATGTTGGACCCTCTGGTCACAACCTGAGCTGACAAAGTTGGCACGGGTTTTGCTACGCGAGCTATTTATTACACGCGCACACGCGACTAGCACGGAACAACACGGGCGGTCAATAGTCTAAACGTGTGAATATTTACTATATACATCTGAGTCGATCTGTAGTTTCATACACACATGGCGACGGGGGACAGAAGCCACCCCTAAATAGGAATGATTCTCATGAAACAAGTCAACTACGGTCTCAACGAGACCATCAAAGGTAGCCACCGCACACTGTCAGAAGCTGTTGAGATGTACGCCATCTACTACAGCGAGTGGAACGAGGCGCTAGAGAAGTTACGCGAGTTCTACAACTCCGCACGTTGGAACGACGAGGACGTGAGCTTTTACTGTGACGAGCACGTCGGTCTGGTAAAGGAGCGTAATAGGACCCTGCGTAGTGTGCAGGAGGTAGGCAGAGAGCTTCGGTCTCTTGGTCTGGACGTTGACCTAGCAGACTGGGCGTACGTGGACGAGAAATTCGACGAGTTAGAGTTAGAGACGTACTAGGGGGTTGACTAATCGCTGGGCATTCCCTAGAGTGTCCAGCAGTGAGTCAACACACGAGCCACTGGAGGCATTGACATGAGAAAAGTAGAGCAACAAATGATTCGGGCCATCAATCGCAACGAGAACTGGTCTCAAGGAAACACTATGGTAACCTACCTACGGGAGGACGACACTTCACGGGTGTACCTACACGGGCACCTGATCGCCACAGTGGACGACTTTGGCATTGCTAGGCCCTGTATCGGTACGTTGATTGCATGGCCCACACGCACCACCATGAGCCGCTTGAGAGCACTGGACATCAACGTGTACCAGCGCAACGGTGATATCTACATTGACGGGGAGAAGGTAGCATGAACATAGGGCGATACACAATCTGGTACAACCACGAAGACCACGTCTGGGACATCTATGACAGCCGGAAGGGGTTCAGGTACCCAGAGTACACCATCAACAACTATTCGCGGCTTCTGTGCGGTCTACGGGACCGCCTAGGGTTCCTAGACACTGAGAGGAACCGTGGACGCTTCTGGCGTGTAATGCGATGGTGGGACCGATTACGACACGGAAGCACGGCTTACGGCCGCGGGAGGAACTAGAGATGAAACGTACGTATCAAGTAATCATGACCAAGATATACGAAGTTAAAGTAGAAGCAGAGTCTAGAGAAGAAGCAGAGGAGATATTCGACAACTTCGGAGACTGGGAGGAGCTACTGCGGGTCCATACGCTGGACGTAGAGCCGTTGAATTACCCAGCGTTACTACGGAAGGAGGACTAGAGACATGCTAGGGGACTACGTAGGTCTACTCCTAGTCGCTATGGTGGCTGTCATTGTGGCTATATCGTGGCTAACGATAGATCAGGAGGAGTTCAATAGGAAGTTCGAGCGAATGAAAAAAGCTGCAGAGGAGGAGGATTAGATGTTAGAGAACTGGCAACCGTGGTTTGACATATTGTTACTACTGAGCACCTGTGCTATACTCACGCCTCTGTATGTCTACATTGACAGGAGGGAGAGAGATGGAGACTGAGGTCTTGAGTTTACTCTGGGCATTCTGTATACTAGGGTCCGTCTGGATTGTGATAAAAGGAGAGGACAGATGATATACTGGGAACCGCTACTGTGGACCATAGGAGGAGTACTGGGGGCGTGGTTCGTAGGACTACCGCTGTTGGTAGCGTGGATCACGTTTTTAGAGATGATAAAGGAGGACAACGACAATGCCTAGAGAATCATGGGAAGAATCACACGACTACTACTACGACCAGCTAGAGGCGGAGGACTACGAAGGCCTCGACGATATAGAGGAGTGGAAGGAGGAGGAGCAGAAAGTGATAGACGAGCTTATACAACGGATGCAGGGGGTCTATAAATGATGTACGAGGACGAATACGAGCTGGGTTACTTTGGAGACGACTCTGGGGAGCTTTCAGGGCCCCCAGAGGACCCAGAGACGCAAGCCATGATAGACCACATAGTAGAGTTTGAAACTGAGATGTTCCGTCTGGACTGCCAGCGTAAGTACTCTAGTCTAAACTCTAGGCACTTACAGAAGATGATGATTGAGATATACGGGGAGGGCTGGAGAGATGCGCTGTAAAGCTTGTGACAGAATACTAGAGGAATCAGAACTAACACGGAAGGACACACATGGTAACTTTTTGGATCTTTGTGGCATATGCCTTTCTGCTACTGCTTCTGCGGGAGTAGATACAGATACTATGGAATATTACCAATATGAGATATTTACAGACGATGAAAAGTGTGATACCCTCTACTAAGGTATACTTAGGTATATATACTAAAGAAGTAGCAGTAGTAGTTAACTATAGTAGTACTACAGGAGTAAACTTATGTTTATAAACGAAAGGAGCATCTACGTGGTCGACGGGGGTGACTACTCCATCTACTGCCTAGGCTACACACAGGCCAGATCAGTGACAAACGACATCATGAAGGCCGACCCTTGGGGTGGCATCCCGTTTGTCCTCAGGCAGGACCTAGAGCTGTCCTTTGACGACAAAGGGAACGTGGTTATGTCTAGGCAGACACTGGACAAGATTCTGTTCCTAGCTAGTGATGAACTACCGCAAGCGGAGGGTGAATCATGAACACGTACTGTATTAAGACTATTGAAACAATAGAGCACGTCTACCGCATCTCTGCAGAAACAGAGGACGAAGCGTTGGCACTACTGAAGACAGAAATTCATGATTCAGAGTACAACTACATAGACGAAGAGTTCCAAAGCATTGAACTAGAGGAGGACTAAATGAACGAACAGCAGTTAGAGAAGTGGCTACGGGACAACCCGTGGAAAGCTAACGTGATCTATCCTGCTGGGGGCATAGGGTTTATGATGTTTTTGATGTACTTTTTTATCAACGTCATAGACTCTTTTTTGACAGGGTCTTGGATATAAAACTAGACACAACCAAAAACATAGTGTATACTATTAGTATGTTCTGAGAGATTCCTCAGGACTAAAACCAAAACCAACGTAGGCGCAAGTCTACGACTTACGGAGATTATTCCATGACAGCAACAACAATCGAAGGTGTAGTTAACTTCAGTAACGTGACCCAACACGACGTGTTCAATGGTCAATCAACTGGAGCCTACTCCATGACAATCACAATGTCAGAAGAGGACGCTGCAGAGCTTGCAGCCAACGGTGTCAAGATCAAGGACTACCAAGGCAACAAGCAACGCAAGTTCAAATCAAAGTACGAGATCAAGGTCTTCGACGAGGAAGGCGCACCGTACTCCGGAGAAGTCCCGTACAACTCCAAAGTTCGCCTGAAGTACAAGCTGGGACAGCCTCACCCAGTGCATGGCGTAGCGACCTACCTTGAGGCGGTCAAAGTACTAGAGGAAGCAGAGATTGCCGTAGGCGATGCCGCAGACTTCTAAGTTCCT